AATCCGGATAATTTCAGCCATTACATTCCACTGGTAAATTTCTTCCAATCGATTATATTTTTAATATTACTATGTCTCCATTTAATATTATCTATAATCTCTTTTAAAGCCGCGTTTATTTCAGATTGGTATTCTATTTTAGCCTGCAGGGCTTGTATATCAGGATCAGCATCATAGAATCTTTCCATATCTCCCTTTAATACTGTAAGACCGTTTAACGGATCATAACCCCATCCAAGGTCATCCATTTCCGCTTTTGTTAGCTTCCCATTATACCATAGCCATTTATTTTTTAAAAGTACCTTAAAGTCCATCTCAAACTTTTTATGCCTAAGACGATTTACACTTAATAGTTCAAGGTACTTTCCATGAAGTTTAGCCGAATCTCTGGATGCTTCGTCTAATTCCATCTCATCGATTATGGTATCTTTCTTCCACATCTCAAGGATTTGCT